GGGGATGTGGCGCTTGCGCGCCAGTGCGCCAGTGGCACATCACAGGAGGTAACTCCTATGAGCACCACCGCCGCAAGGCAAGCATACGCCATGCTCCCCCTCGTCGCCACGCCGTATCGCAAGCAAGTCATTGCTGCGGTACAGCGGTGGATTTCCCATTCCGGCTTCAAATGGGCCGCTGAACGATGTAAGCTCATCGTTCAGTACCTCTTGAAGCTGAGGGCTGGGGAAGAGCCCGAGCGCCCTCCTTGGATAAGCGCCAGATATCTGGCCTACCCTGAGAGGGTTGCTAGGACGGGTCGGTTCGAACATTATGCACAACTGTTGCAGTTGTGGCGGGTGTTCACGGGCTTAGGCCCTCAACACGCTGACCCAACGCCGCAGGATGTACAGAAGTTCGAACGGGCGGTCACGGCACCATTCTCTAGTGAAGTGCTTGGGTCGCTCCCTACAGCAAGTCCGTTCTGCGAGATCCCTTGGGGACTCGTAGGCCGTAGACCGGTGCGGGAGTGCTTCCCGGAGCTGCGACTACCTCGATGGGTCCCGGTGCCTGACCCGTTGATGCTGAGGTCTCGGAACCCAGATGGGTCCATATCCACTGAGTGGATAGAACTCATTCATGGTTCTTGGACTCTTAGCCAATGGGCCAACCGGTGGGATCTCTGGAGTCGCTGGCCATTTGCTTTACGGCAAATACCAGTGATCCCAGTAAGGCTCCCAAAGGGCCATGGGTTAGTACCCAACACCCTTGGCCGCATCAGGTGCCGCGTGCAACCGGACGGGAAAGCCCGATTCTACCTTTTCCCTCCGTTCTGGGTCCAGTATCTGTTGGCGCCTTGGGCGAGAGTGCTTTACAGCGCTCTCACTAGGATACCACAGGACTGCACCTTCGAACAGGTAAAAGGAGCAAATCGGGTGATCGAGTGGTTGAAGGAGGGTCGAACGGTTTATTCGTTTGACCTCTCCTCGGCCACGGATCGATTCCCGCTGGCGCTAACTCGCACCGTCTTGCTTAGGTTGAACCCAAGCAAGAACTGGAGAATGTGGGTGAACACCTTCTCGATCCTAGCTCGGATTCCTGCCCAGGTGGAGTACCCTGGTAGTGCCAAGGCGCATATCGCCTGGAAGGTAGGACAACCCTTGGGGGTTGTAGCCTCCTTCGCAGCGTTTGCGCTGACGCACCACGCAGTGGTACGTTCCCTCTGGAAGGGAGACCCGTCAACGGCACCGTACGTCATCCTTGGGGATGACTTGGTGATCGCTGACGACGAGCTGGCGGCGGAGTACCAGAGAGTCGTCACCAAGGTTCTTGGTGCCGAGATCTCCTGGTCGAAGTC